GGATGGACGCTGACTCATATTTCAGCGCCCTTTCGACGAAGGAGATCAACCGAATCACGCGATCGATGCGTGACGTAATGGCCATCGCTGAGATGCCCGCCCGCAGGGCGATTGATGTTGGCAAGGCCCTTGCGCAGGTCATCGGTGCGAGCAAGGCCCCCGTTGGGGACTCTGCTGTCCATATTATCCGCCCAGCCCTGGCACTGCCGGATGACGCGTAATGCAGATCGAATATCAAGTCGACTCGCCGTCCACTACGCCGAATCCCGGCGGCCAGGCAGGATTTGCAGAGGACTGGACAAACAAGTTCATCGCGCTCGAAGGTGGGTGGAACAGCGGGAAGACCTATATCGGTGCGAGGAAGCTAGTGTCACTCCATCTGTATAATGGTCTCCTCCCTGACGGCAATCTGACTGGCGTATGGTCTGCAGCCCTGGCACCGTCGTTCCCGAATGCGAAAGACTACGTTATCCCAGAACTGCGGCGGGCACTCGACGAATGCGGGATCGGTTATGAATGGCGATCGATGGATTCAGAGTTCATTATCCCGATGCTATCCTCCCGCGCTGCCGGACTAAGCAAGATCATCGTGCGTTCCGCCGAGATGCCCGAACGGATCACCGGCTGGCAAGTAGGCGCGGCGTGGGGCGATGAGCCCGCCAGATGGAAGGGCTCAAGCGGCGTAAGCGATCCGGTCAAGGACGCTTTTCTCCAGTTGACCGGCCGTGTTCGCGGTGTCGATGCCAGGCTTGTTCAGCTGATGTTTACCTACACGAACGAGGGCGACACTACATCGATCTATGAGCGGTTTCGTGCTGGCCGGCCGTCGCACGCCCTATATCGCGCTTCTACCATAGAGAATCCGGCCGCGGCGGAATTCTACGCGTCGCAGCTGGAACACCTCTCGCCGGAGTTAAAGGAACAATACCTCGACGGCGGGGCGATCAAGACGCGCGGTCAGGCGGTATACGTCTCGTTCGATCGCGCGAAACACGTTGACCCCGCCCTGGAATTCACCGATGGATTCCCCTTGCAGCTGGCCCTCGATTTCAACATATCGCCGGGCATGCACGGTATTCTCGGCCAGTATGATCCTCAAAGCGACATGTTCAAGGCCGTCTGCGAGTTCCACGAGAAGTCGCTTGACGTGATGGGCTTGATGAAGCTGGTCAGGATCAAGATCAATCAACTCGGGAAATGGCGCTGGCCGGAGCTGCAAGTTTTCGGCGACGCGACGGGAAACGCCCGGTGGAGTGCGACGAGCGAGACAAACTATACCATCGTGCGTCAGTGTTTGAACGCAACAGAGTGGCCGTATCGCGTCCGTGTCCCGGCCGCGAATCCTCCCGTCAATGACCGTGTGAACGCGTTCAATTCGGCGCTATCCGACGTGGCCGGGAAACCGCACTGGTATTGTCACCCATCCTGCGAACGCCTGATCGCTGATCTACAGAAAATGCACAGAGATCGGGATGGTCTGATCGATAAGTCACAGGCCAAGTTTTCCCACTCGTCCGATGCGGAAGGATACCGCGTATTCTATCAGAGGCCGGCTCGCGCTCGGCTCGATGAAGACTCTGTCGGTGGCCGCGTGGTAATCGGCCGCAACTGAAAGGAACTGCCCTAATGATGAATCCCTTTACACTCGCCCGTCGTGCTATTGGCGCGATTGCGTCCCTGGCCACTCCTTCCCCGGGGGAGAAGACCGTTGACCAGAAAACGCCCGGCGTGGTGTCGCGCTCAGAGATCGATGCGGCTGGAATGCAGAACTCTCAGTATCGCCGGTGGCGTACAATGCGAAGGAATCCGACCGTCGCCCTGGCGCGGGCAGTAGCTCAGGCGCCTGTCAAGGGCGCAAGGTATTCATATGAGGAAGACAGCGCCCCGGCCGGCGCAGAGGAATTCGTTACTGGCGTGATCGACCCTCTCTGGCAGCAGTTGATCACTGATATGCTGTTCGCCCTGGATTACGGATGGGCGCCATTCGAGAAGGTATGGGCGCTCGATGCTGACGGCAGGCTGATCATCGATAAGATGAAGCCGCTCACCGTGGATAATACAAAGATCGTAGTGGAGAAGGGAAGCGGTGCGTTCGGCGGATTGTGCCAGGGAAAAGTAACGCTCCCTGTTCAGAATTCGTTCGTCTTCTCGCACGATATGGAATGCGGAAACCACTACGGCCGCAGTCTAATGCTGAACATCGAGAAGTCTCATAAGGACTGGGGGACGGCGAACGAGAAGCGTGCGAAATTCAGCAGCAAGGTCGCAGGCGTGATCCCGATCCTTGAATATCCCGAAGGGAAGAGCCGCGACGAGAACGGTTCGGTTATTGATAATTACCAGATCGCCGAAAAGCTACTTGCAGCCCTCGGCTCTGGGAACGGGATCGCGATGCCGAACACGCTGTCGCGGTTCGCTGTAGATATGGCTCAGGCCGGCGTTCCGATGGACAAGATCAAGTCGTGGCACCTCCAGCTACTCGAAACGCGCGGCGATCACGCGGCCGGTTTCATTGTCCAGATGAAACACTTTGAGTCGCTGATGTTGCGGGGCTGGCTCGTTCCGGAACGTGCAGCGACGGAAGGTCAATACGGAACGAAAGCTGAGGCGGAAGTCCACGGTGACATTGCGATCAACGCAGCCGATGAAAGGCTATTGTCGGCAATAAGCTATATCAATGCGTATCTCGTCGACCCGCTTCTCGTCTTCAACTTCGGCCCGGAGGCTGCGGGAACCGTCAAGGTTGTGGCGGAGGGGCTGAACCGGGCGCAGCAGGCTTTCTATCGCGACCTCGTGAAGGCCATTCTTACGCCAGCTGCAAACCTGGACATTGCGATGGAGCTGCTAGACCTCGAAGCGATCGTCGAGGGTGTTGGGCTCCCCGCCGGCGACGGCGATGGCCTTGTCGTTCGGGAAGTCGAAAAAGAGCCCGATTCTGAGGCCCCTGATGCCCCTACAGAGGATGACGACGATCCCGCGACCTCAGACAAGCCGCCTAAGCTAGGATCGCCGCCAGCACATATCAAAGCTCGCAGGACGGAGTATGGGAACAGCTTCGTTCAGGCAGCCCGCGCGATTCGGGAAAGAATCCTCGCAGCGCGAGGCCAAGAGGAGTAGGGCACGATGCCAAGCAGACCAGCCGCACGGCGCCTTGCGGCCAAGATGGATCGTGCCCGTACACGCGATGAGCGGCACTATATCAAGGCGTATCGCCCGGTTGCTAGGGACATCACGACGGCTGTAGTCGAGGCGTTCGCAGTCGGTGCTGAAACGCACGGCATCGCTTCCGCCATCCTGGATGATTTCACCTTCCCCCTGGCGGAGGCGCAGATCGCTGGATATATCCTCGGCCATCAGCATTCGGTGGATCAAGTCAGGGCGGCATATCCCACAATGGAGCTGGCTCGCGTTCCGATCTTCCGGGACGCTGTCGGATTCCTCAAGGGCCGTGCGGGGATGGACGAGATTGAGGCCGCACGGATTGCGAATCACTACGGGAACGAGGCTACGCGCGTAATGCGGGGAGTAAAGCCCGCAGTCGAGCGGGCCGCACAGACGGCTGTTCAGGAGACCGTTGGCCGTGGCTTGCACGTTACGGCCGGGCGGAAGGTCCTCCGGCGAAAACTCGCAGCGGCCGGTATGGGATCGGTCAAGCCCTATCTGCTGGAAACGCTCGTCCGGACTCAGATGGCGATCGCGTATTCTGCCGGCCGGCAGCACGCGAATTCTGATCCGGCCATCGCCGAAATCCTCTGGGGATACGAGTATGTTACAGTAGGTGATGACCGCGTCAGGGACAATCACCGAGAACTCGATGGTATGCGCCTGGCAGAGGATGATCCGCGGTGGAATGGCCTCGCCACTCCGAACGGATTCAACTGCCGCTGTGCGATGATTACGATCTTTAAGAATCAGCGGGCCGCCAGAACGAAGGCTGATATGCTCGGCGGCGATTCTATCGCTGGCCCCGATCCTGGGTGGTCGTGGAATCCCGCGAACATCCATCCGAACATGCAACTCCCAACGGGAGGAGTGAAGCCGAAGCCGAAGCCGAAGCCGAAGCCGAAGCCGAAGCCGAAGCCGAAGCACGAAATGACGCGCGATGAATTCCTCGGCGATGGTATAACCGTATTCAAGGGACTGCCGAAGACTGATTGGCGCACGGGCAAACGGATTATCGATATCGATGCTAGGAAGATCAGGAGCAAAGACTTCTTCCCCAAAGGCAAGCGCTTCTCCGGCTACTATTCGACTGACAGGAAGGTGGCGCAACGTTTCGCTGATCTACTACCCAATTCCCACGTTGTCGAGGCGCGCGTGAAGATGCGCAATCCGCTGATTGTTGATGCCAAGGGTAAACCTGCCAATGAATTCATGACTGACGCGCTGAACAAATCAGATAACAATAAGGCGATTATGCGTGCCTTGGATACTGGCGACTATGACGGCCTCATTATTAAGAATACGCTCGACGAGGGTGATATATACGCGCCGCTTTCCTCCAAGCAAGTCAAGATTGACTTCCAGCATCGAGCGCTTGTGGAGGCAGCTCACGCTGCGGGTAAAGACGTCGGCGCTGCGAACCTGGCGGAGTATGGGTTGAAAGCGAAAACACGGCGGATAGTGCCGAAACCGAAGCCGAAGCCGAAGCCGAAGCCTAAGGCCGCTGATCTCGACGAGATCAGGACGATCAAGCCTGCGGCCCACGAACCTCAGGATCAGGCTGTGCTACGCACTGATGAAATTTTCCACCGGCACGCGGCGAAGCCCGACCTCGACGAGGCGATGCCGATCACTGAATGGTTTGATATGTTCGATGAGATCAACGACCTGGAAGACGATCTTCCTCCGGGCGCGTTCAGGACGGCGTGGAAAACCGTAAGCATCGATCACCGCGAGCTAGTCGCAACGCAGAATTATGTTAAGCGGGAAGTCGTCGAATCTAAGATGGTATCCGGCCGTGCTGAGGCCCTTGTGCAGGTCTTTAAGGTTGACGGCAATTATTACATTGGAGACCGGCACCACGAGGCAGCGGCGCAGATACTCAAGGGACGCAAGAAGTTGCGGGCAACTGTGCTTGACCTTGACGCGCTCGCCAAGAAGCACGGCTTGCCGTGTCTGAAATTCAACAAGCCGTATGTCAAGGCACCGCGGCTGAAAAGGCCACGATAGGGCGATAGCAGAAAGGCGATCGCCTGATGACAGATATCGACGAACCGATCTGCCGTGTGCTGCGGTGCCGACACTACACCGGATTCATTCTTGCAGACGAGGACACCGGCGATCCTGACTTCGTGGTCTGCACCGCATTCCCTGACGGAATCCCTGATAACATTCTGCGCGGGGAGAACCAGCACGATAGCCCGGTCGCGGGCGACGGCGGGATACTCTTTGAGGAGGATAATTGACTCGCCTGCGCGCGGTATGGTATTATATAATCCTGAGTGAATGTTAGTGTTTATTCGACGGAGAAAATCCCCGATGAAGCGAAAATCTGCCAGACTAGGCGCGTTCGTCGCTACGTGTCTCGGCGAGGCCCCTGAAGTCACGCTGACGACTGCTGACGGCGACGTGCCTGTTCAGATGTTCAGAAAGCAGATGATCCGTCTGGGGACGTTCGTAGAACGCACTGGCAAGTGGACGTTGCGTGTTGACCGGCAACGGCTCAAGCGCTGGGCACGGGGCATAACACAGATGGTTGCCCTCGGGATCGACCTGCCCTTGAATAGCGACCATAAGCCAGGCTCTGAGCATACGCTAGGATACATCCGCGGTGCTGATGTTGACGGCGAATGGCTTTACGGCAGCATCGAGGCTCGTGGCCAGAGCGCCATTGAAATGTGCCAGCGCGTTAATCGCGTATCCGTCGAAGTCGTGCCGTCATTCGTCGATGGTGACGGGCGCCAGTTCGGCGAGGCAATCGTCGGACTCGCGCTCACACCGCGGCCGGTAGTATCCGGCCAGGGAGGATTCGTAAAGATCGCGGCCTCGCTCGATATCGAGACGGAAGGGCCGGAACTCATACTCGCTTTGAACGGAGAAACAGGAATGAACTGGACGAAGATTGAGAATCTGTTCGGGCTCGAAGACGGCAGCCTGACGGACGAGAATGCTGCGGTGCTGCTGGGCGAACATCAGGCGTCGGCGGCCAAGCTGCACAGCACCACTATTGACGACAACGCCAAGATCAAGGCGTCGCTCGATGCCGCTCGCACCGAACTGTCCGACCGGCCCGCTGCTGTCACGTTGGACGCGGACACCGGCGATTCCCTCGCCGAAGGTGTCGAAGCCCAACTGTCCACGCTCGTTATTAACTGCGATATCCTCCCCGCCGTCTCGGCCAAGTTGCTGCCGCTCCTGGCAGGAACCGCAAAGGCGCGGCCAGTCGCGCTCCTCAGCCGTGCTGCCCGCGGCCAGGGCGCCGAGAAATCGCTCGCCCGCGAAATCCTCTGTGCCCTGACGGACAATTGCCCGATCGCGCGCGGCTCGAAGACCGGCGTTCAGACGCTCAGCCGCGACGGGAAACCGGCCGTCGAGGAAACTGACGAGGAAGTCGAGAAACGTATGCTCAGCCGCACCGGCCCCGGCGCCGAGTATGTCGTGTGACACCCGTCAGAGAAATACCGAATACCCGCGAACTTTGGATCCGTGACACTCTATCGCAAGGAGAAGTGAGATGGCCCGCGACCCGATGAATGGGCTTCCCGGTATGGGAACTGAACGAACCTCTGAACAGCGATCCGTGCTGGCGTCCGAACAGGGCGCGGTGTTCCTCCCGCGCGGCGTCATCATCGACGGAAGCGAAGCCCGCGACCCCGGGAACAGCTTTGGCATCGATATCCTTCGGGCGGGCACTCTGCTCGGGAAGATCACCTCGACCGGCCTCTTCGCGCCTAGCATTATTGGCGGCCTCGCAGCAGCCTACGATGCGTCGGCTGACACTACCGAAATGACCGTCAGCGCGGCTGTGGCTGTCGAGATGGTCAGGCGGATCGGTGCGAGCGGGACGTTCAAGATCACCGGCCCGCCCGCTGCCTCCGGCACCGTGCAGACCGCCACCGTGACATACTCGGCGATCAATGTCACGACTGGCGTTATCACCATTACGGCCCTCGCTGTGTCTGCGCTGGTCAACGAAGTGCAGACCATCACGCCGACCGTCGAGGCGAACGCCGATTGTGTTCAGACCATCACCACGGCGGGCACGCAGACCGCCGGAACATTCAAGCTCGGCATTCGTTCGCTCGGGCGGCCGGACGGGGCGATTCGCTGGACAGACACAATCGCGTGGAGCGCTACCGAAGCCACGCAGACCGCGAGCGTTCAGACGGCCTTGGATAATCTCCTCGGCGCGAACGTGATCGTCGCTACTGAGATCGCGGACACGGCCACGATGGTCCTCGTCCTGACGTTCAGCGGCACCGGTGCAACGAACACTGTCCACGGGCTCGTCGCAGTCGATATATCCGCCCTGACGGGCGCCAGCACGGCGGTAGTGGCAATGACCACCGAAGGTGCCGGTGTTATCAGCGCCGGCGAATACCGCCTCGGCATCGTCGATGATGACGGCGATCTCCAGATTACCGATCCTATCGAATTCGATGCAGACGCGACCGCGATCAACGTCGCCCTCGATGCTGCCCTGGGCGCTACCCTCGTCGTCGCCACTGGCGGCCCAATGTCCGGCCCCACGGCCGTCGCCTTGACCTTCTCCGGTGTCGGCTATACTGGCCTCGGCCAGTCGCCCGTGGAAGTCGATATCAACGACCTCGTTGGCTGCGGTTCGGTCTCCGTCGTAGAGACCACTGCCGGTGCGGCCGCAGTTGCGACTGCGAACGACTATCTCATCGGCTCCCTCATCAGGCCCACCGACGGCAGCGAACAGCCGCGCGGTATTATCAGTGACGGCCCGGGCCATCAGGTCACGGCGCAGGACAGAGCCACGAGCGTGGATATCGGGCTTCCGCTTCTCTGTGTCGGCGGCATCATCAAGACGGCGCAGATCATTCTCTATCCCTCCGACACGTCGCTCGAAGCCTGGCTCAAGGCGCAGCTGCGGCTCACCGGCTACGGCTACCTTTTCGACGACGACTTCGCGGCATAGTAGCCCGGGGCAGTCGCTACACCGAACGACACTCTCGCCGCCCTGACGCGGCAGTGAATCTCTGGCATTCGCACAAGGAGAACCGCAATGGCCAGCTTGCAGCAGATAGCAGGCGCCTCCGCCCTGATCGGGCTCATCACGAAGATCCGCTCGGGGATTCCCACTGGGATTCTTCCCGAAGGATTCTGGAACATCGTTCGGAACATCACGGGCGACTCCGGGACGTACGAACGCGTCGAGGGGACGCGCCAGACCGCGCGTCAGGCCCACTACGGCAGCCCCTCGCAGCGGCGCAATCTGATCGGACTGTCTGACCAGCCGTGCCGGCTCATCCACGCGATCGAACATATCCTCCACAATACCGCCGTGCTCGTTCAGCTCCTGAGCGACAAGACCGACGTGCAAGCCCTCGGCGAACAGGAAATCGCCCGCCAGACGCGAATCTTCAAACAGCGGTTCGCGAACCTTCGCCTCGGCGCGGTCTACTCGATGCTGGCGAACGGTGCGATCTACTTCGACAGCGAGGGGAACCTTCTCCCGTCCAGTTCAGGCGCCGCGGTTACTGTGGACTTCGCCGTCCCGGCCGCGAACAAGGATCAGCTCGGCGGTATCATTGGCGCGACGTGGGCCTCTGCCGGAACCGATATCGTCGGCGACGTTTCAGCTATCAAACTGGCAGCCATCCAGGGCACGGGATATCCCATCACGACTGCATTCTACGGAAAGAATATCCTCGCCTTGCTTCTCGGCAACACGGTCATCAAGGCTCTCATCGACAATTCCAATTCGATGACGGAGACCGTCGCGGCTGGCGAGATTCCCAAGGGTTTGCTTGGCCTCGACTGGAAGCCCGTGCTGACAGCGCATTATGTCGACGACGACGGAACCACTCAAGAATTCTTCGACGGCGACAATATCACCTTCACGCCAGATGTCGGCCCGGACTGGTATGAGATGTTGATCGGAAGCTATCCCGTCCCGCGGTCGGTTGATCAGACGCACGCTGACGCGGAATCCGCAGTCGCCGACATTATGATCGCGACTGGAATGTTCAGCTTCGCGACGCGCGAAAAAGACCCGGTGACGATCAAACAGATCGCCGGCGATACGTTCCTCCCCGTGCTGAAAGTCCCGGCCGCAATCTACATCGCGCATACCACTCCGTGATCGGCGCGGCGATCCGGTTCCTCTATTCTCTGCGCCCGTCGTGGGGCGTTCCCGTGGAGATGCAGGCGTGATGGGCACTTACATATCGCAATCTGACGTTGAAGACGTTCACGGCCTCAAGTCCGTCGCTATCTGGTCAAACCTCAAGGGCGGCCGGATAACGGACACTACGCGCGTGGCAAGAGCTATCGCGTGGGCAGAGGCATTCATTAACGCCCGATTCAGAGGATCGCGGTATGCAGTGCCCATCACGCCAGTCTCCACGCTCGTCGTCGATTGGACGGCAAAGTTGGCCGGCGTATGGCTTTACAGGAACCGCGGACAGCGCGATTCGGACGACGACACGAAGCTGAATAACGTCCAGGAAGAGGCCGTTTTCGAGATGTCCCAAGTCCTGGCCGGCGTGATATCCCTCGATGATGAACACCTCCCGCAAGGCCCCCACGTCGCCGTGTGACGCAATGGCAAAACAACGGATATCGATACGCCTAGATACGCGGCCGCTCCGCGCCTATGGGCGCCTCGTGAGGCGTGCGACGCCTGGAACGCCCTTTGATGACATGTTCAGGCAGTGGGGCGTCCGATATCTTGCGTTTACTCGGCGCCGATTCAATCGGCTTTCCCGGTCTGGCGGGGGGGGATGGCCACCGCTCGCCGCCAGCACGATCCGAAGTAGGCGCGGCCCGACTAGACGCAAGGCCCGCAAAGGATCGGCAACAAAGACAACCGCGCGCGGCAGTGCTAAGAATGTGTCAATCCTCCGGGACACCGGAACGCTATTCAACGCGCTGACGATCGGAATGCCAGGGAACCTATACCGTCGATTTTCGGGCGGAATTGATGTTGGCTTCGGCGGGCCGTCCCGCCACAAGAAAGGCAACGCGACCATCCGCGATATTGCGGAGTTTCACCAGAAGGGCGCAGGGAACCTACCGCGCCGCGAGATTCTAGTCCAGCCTGACGGAGCAACCGTCCGCGGGATGCTGTCTGATATGCGTAGGGCAGCCAAGGCGCTTGGCATTAAGTTGGAGAAATGATCAATGAGCGTCGCCTCCGACAATCCCTTTGGCCTACTTTACAATGCCATCTGGGCAGCGCTGATCAGCGAGCACGAGTTTTCAAGGCGTGTAACGCCGGGGAATCGGGAACGGTTTGATCTTTCGGATGATCCTGATCCGCGGCCGGATGTCCTCCCTGACGGTGCTGCCCCCGCCGTATCTATTCTCCCGGCGTCGTCGCTTGCGAATCTGACGGCCTCTAGCACGTCGGCGCACGTCACGCAGAACTTCGTGGTGTCCTGCGAATCGAATGACTTACGGCTCGGCGTGGATGTCTTCCCGCTCAAGTGGGCAATTCTCCGTGCGATGGCCATCGCAGGCGCGACGAACCTCGGCCTTGATTTTGTCAAGAAGATAACGATCCTGGATTCAGTCGAAGGCATTGCAGATAATGAAAGACGCGGCCGAGAAGGCTGGGCAACCATCACGACGATTTCCGTCGAGTGTCATTTCCTCCGCGAACGGTTGACACGCGTTCGCGGTTCATAACGCGAAGGAGTTTGCAATGCCCGCTAATGGTTCCGGTGGAAAAGTCAACGTCAGCAATGCCGCAGTTGCTGACGTGCGGACGTGGTCGATGTCGCAGTCGCACGAAAGCAAGCCTTACAATTCCTCAGACACCGCTGCCAAGACGCGACGGCTCGGGGGGAACGTAGACTGGACAGCGTCCGTTTCTGTTTACCTCCCGACCGACCCCTCGTCCGGTGTCGCCGCGATCGGCGCGTATGTGCCGGTCAAGTTATATGTTAACGCGACCCAATACTGGTCGGGCAACGCGTGGGTGGACGGCATCGAGTGGGAAGTAGATGTCGAGAATAACGAAATCATCGGCTACGAGCTGGAACTGTCCGGCGACGGCGAAATCACTCTGACGTAACAACGCACCGACGGAGAACGCAATGGCCAGGAATGCAAACAAAGGCGAGCGGCCCCCCACGACACTCGCTGATCTGTCAGGCGCCCCTAGCGAAGTCGAACTTCGCGACGGTGTCATTCTTCTCGTCTCGCCGCTCCCCCTGTCCGACTGGGGATATCTCGACAGATGGATCAGGGAGGAAATCATCAGGGCGGCGCGGAATGCGTGCGAAGGCCACGAGGCCCTGGATGTCCTGATCTTGCGTGAGGCCATCCGGGCCGCTGCCCGCGTGTCCATCACTGATCCCGAAGTCGGGAACGGTATCTGTGCGTCCGTTCCGGCAATGCTGCGAATGGCATTCCTCAGTCTCCGCGCCGACAAGAACAATCTTGACGTGCTGACTCAGGATCGCCGTGCGAACCGAATCACGCAGTCGATGGTGGAGAAGTTTTTCGGCCATGATCTGCTGTCGCTCAAGAAGGTCGTTGAAGTCATCACTGAACTATCCTTTGGTAAGGATAATGGCGACGACGACGATGGGGAATCCCCCCGCCCCCCGGTGGAAGACGCCGAAAACAACGGCGCCCCCCAAAACTAGATCAGTTGCTTCGTGATTGCACGGCCGCTTTCGGGTGGGACGCTGTCCAGCTGTGTAAGCATACGCCAGCTCAGATCTCTGCACTATCTGAACCGGGCAAGAAGATAAAGAAATTCGGCTCGCTCGCCGAGGCTCAGGCGTTCGTGAAGTCGAATGACGACGAAGTGGAGAACTGGTAATGGCATTCAAACTTGCTGATGCATTCGCGCGGTTCGGCCTCGATGATGGCCCGTTCCAATCCGGGCTTGGCCGGATCAATATGGGCCTCGGCAAAGTGCAAGAAGGATTCCGTAAAATGGGCCGCACCGTGGCAGTCGCGATGGCCGCTGTCGGCGTCGGGCTCGGCTTCGCCGTCAAGAAAGCGTCAGACTATCAGGAACAAGCATCGAAGTTTAAGGCGGTCTTCAAGGAAACATCTGACGATGCTACCGCGTTCAGCGAAACGCTCGGGGCTGGAATCAATAGATCGGCCGCGGCGATCCGGAATCAGATGTCGACGTTCCAGGATGTGTTCGTGCCTCTAGGCTGGGGGCGGGACGACGCGCGGAAGATGTCTCAGGCGATGACGCAGCTGACACAAGACCTCAGCTCGTTCCGAAATGAGTCAGAGGACGATACAATATCCGCCCTCACCTCGTCGATGCTAGGCAGTGCGAAAGCCGCGATCAGATACGGCGCGGATATCAAAGAGGCGAACCTTTCAAACCAGCTGCTGAAGATGGGTATCCAGGGCGGGACGCGGGCCGCGACTGAACAGCAGAAGGTAATGGCCCGATTGCAGATCATCATCGATGCGAACGAGGACGCGATCGGGGACGCTGCCCGCACGTCAACCGAATTCGCGAACACTTGGCGTGGGCTCAAGGGCAAGATTGCAGACACGGGCGCGGCTCTCGGCTCGGCGTTCCTCCCCCCGCTTTCCAAAGCGATGACGTATGTGGGACAGATGTTGAATCAGCACATCCTCCCGTGGATCAAGGCGAACGGTGATTTGATCGTTCGGATCGTCGGAATCTCAATGGCAGTCGGCGGCGCGATACTCGTCCTCCCGAAATTGATAGGGCTCATAAGGCTCGGCATCACCACCGTGTCGCTATTCGGAAAGGCTTTGGCCTTCGTGGCCGCATCGCCACTGGCGTTGACCATAGGGGCGGTCGTGGGAGTCACGGCGGCCTTGTGGATGTTGCGGGATAAGATCAAGCCCATAGGCGATATGTTTAAGTGGCTTGCGAAGATGGCCAGCACCGCATTCGAGTTCATTCAGCTGGCAATGACGAACCTGGCGAAAACGTGGGATATGGTAATTGACTCCCTGGCAAGCGGGATCAGCAACATTGCGTCGGCCGTCGATAATATCGTTGCGGACGGCGCAGACTTGCTCGGAGCGACTGAGACCGCGAAGGAGTGGAGAAAAGCCGGCGAAGTGTGGAGCGATACCGCGTCCTCCCTGGATAAGGTCGCTGGCAAGAAGTGGGCAGAGGTTGAGGATCAGTTCACTAAGGAGACCGGCCGCAAGCTAGGCGTCG